GAGCAACACCCTTGATGGAATCTATGGAAACACCGGTGACACCGCCGCCAACACAGCGGCCACCGCTGATGCCTTGGATATTGCTGAAGAAGATTTGGCCTATCTTCGTGACATTGCGGAGCGTGAAGCAATCAACCGGTTCACTACCGCTGAAATCAAGGTTGAACAGCACAATGAAAACCACATTGCTTCTGAATTGGATGTTGATGGAATTATGGCCGCATGGACAGAGAGTTTTGCAGAACAGTTGGCGGTATCGGCGGAAGGGGTGCATGAGTAATGGCGTATAAACTGTATATGGCGGGAACGCTTATGCCCATCACTCCTTCCAAGGTGACGGTGAAGATCAACAACCAGAACAAGACCATGACCCTGATCAACGGGGAAGAAATCAACATTCTGAAGGCCGCTGGCCTTTCGGATGTGTCCTTTGAATTGGTTCTTCCCCAAGTGTCCTATCCCTTCAGTAACGGTGGAGCGCAAAGCGCCGCCTATTACCTGTCCTTGTTTGAACGGCTGAAGGTAAGCAAGACCCCGTTCCAATTCATCCTGAACCGGCAGAAGCCCGGTGGCGGGATGTTCCATTATACCAATTTGACCGTTGGCCTTGAAACCTATGAAATCACCGATGATGCCGGTGAAGGCTTTGATGTAAAGGTGAAGATCAACCTGAAACAGTACAGAGCCTATGGCACCAAGACCGTGACCGTGCAACCGGCCAAGACTTCCGGGGGAACCGCCACCGCAACGGTTAAGGCGGCACCCCGGCCCACCACAACGGCCCCGAAAGCCGCCACCTATACGGTGAAATCTGGTGATTGCCTTTGGAACATTGCCAAGAAACAGTTGGGCAACGGGGCCGATTACACGAAAATCTATAATCTGAACAAGGACAAAATCAAGAACCCGAACCTGATCTATCCCGGTCAGGTTCTTACTTTGCCTTCCTGAAAGGGGTGATTCCGTTTGGCAGTTGAATTGTTCATCCAGCATAACAGCACCATTCAATTCCCCGTTGTCAAGGAAGGCGCACGGCTGACCTTGGAGCGCAAGGGAACCCCCGGCAAGTTGGAGTTCACCGTTGTCAAGGGGCCGGGGCTGAATTTTGCTGAAGGTGATCCGGTGAAGCTGACTGTGAACGGAACCGCCATGTTCTATGGGTTTGTGTTCAAGAAAAAGCGTGACAAGGGCGGCACCATTGATGTTGTGGCCTATGATCAGTTGCGTTATTTGAAGAACAAGGACACTATCACAGAAGAAGGGCTGAAGGCTTCTGACCTTCTGAAGCGCATTGCAACAGATTTCCGGTTGAACCTTGGTACGGTGGAAGATACCGGCTATACCCTTGAAACCATCGTGGAAGAAAACCAAACGCTGTTTGACATGATCCAGAACGCCCTTGATGAAACCCTGATGAATACCAAACAGCTTTATGTTCTGTATGACGATGCCGGGAAGCTGACCCTGAAGAACATCAACACCATGAAGCTAAACCTTCTGATTGATGAAGAAACCGGGGAAAACTTCAGCTATGAATCCAGTATTGATGAACAGACCTATAACAAGATCAAACTGGCCTATAACAATGAAAAAACCGGTAAACGGGAATTGTTCATTGCACAGGACGGGGCGAAAATGAACCAATGGGGTGTTCTTCAGTATTTTGAAGAAGTTCAGACCAAAACGGGCGCTTCCGCCAAGGCGGATGCCCTGTTGAAGCTGTACGATCAGAAAACCCGCAAGCTGACCATTCAGAACGCTTTCGGTGATGTGCGGGTTCGTGCTGGAAGCGCCGTGGTGGTGGCCCTGAACCTTGGCGATATTGTCACCAACAATTACATGGTGGTGAACAAAGTCACCCACACCTTCCGGGGTGATGAACACATGATGGCGCTTGACTTGATTGGGGGTGAATTTATTGCCTAACGCTATTGATGCGGTAAAAAAGGCGGCTATGGAAGCATTAGAATCCAGCAAGCCGGTGAACATCCTGTTTGGAACCGTCCTTTCCGCTTCGCCCTTGAAAATTCAGGTGGATCAGAAATCCATCTACACTTCCAAAATGCTGATCCTGACCCGGAATGTGACTGATTTTGAAGTTGATATGACGGTGAACCACACCACCGAGGACAAGGGCGGCGGTTCTGGTGCGGCGGCTTATGAAGCCCACAAACACGCCTATGTTGGCAAGAAAACCTTCAAGGTTCACAATGCTTTGAAGGCCGGTGAAAAGGTGCTTCTGATCCGAGTTCAGCAAGGAAAGAAATTCGTGGTCATTGACCGAGTAAAGGGGGCTTGATGATGATTCCGCAAGTGCAGGATGATATTAAACAGGATTTCACCATTGAAACCCTTCCAAGCCGTACTTTCAGGATGAACCACAACAATCTGACCATCATCGGCACCATTGATGAAATCCAAGCTGTGGAACAGGCGGTTTTTCTGATCCTGAACACAGAACGCTATGAATGGTTGATCCATTCTTGGGATTATGGGGTTGAACTTCATAATCTGATCGGGAAAGATGTGGAATATTGTATTCCCGAAATTGAACGCCGGGTTCGTGAAGCCTTGCTTCAGGATGATAGGATTACGGCGGTTCAGAACTTTGAATTTACGGTGAACAAAAAGAAAGTGCTGACTACCTTCACGGTGGTCAGCATTTTTGGCGAAATCAATGCAGAATTGGGGGTTGAAATCTGATGTATGAAGCACAGACCTATGAAGCAATCCTTTCCCGGATGCTTCAGAAGGCGCTTTCCATCAATGGCAATTTGGACACCCGTGAAGGTTCGTTGGTTTGGTGCGGTGATGCCCCCGCCGCCGTGGAATTGCAGAACCTTTATATTGCCCTTGATACGGTGCTGAATGAAACCTTTGCGGACACCGCAACCCGCCCTTATCTCATTTTGAGGGCGGCAGAAAGGGGGCTGAAACCGCAACCGGCAAGCCCCGCCGTGTTGCAGTTGAGCATTACACCAACCACCTTGCACCTTCCCATGAACACCCGCTTTTCCATTGGAGAACTGAACTATTATGTTTCGGCTGACCGTGGAAGTGGTAAGTATGAAATCACCTGTGAAACCGCTGGTGAAGCCGGTAATGACTACACCGGAACGGTGATTCCCATTGAGTATGTGGACGGGCTTGAAACCTGTTCCATTTCCGCCGTGGTGATCCCCGGTGAGGATGAAGAAGATACTGAGGTTTTCAGACAGCGTTACATGGATAGCCTGAACGCCCAAGCCTTCGGCGGCAACCGTGCGGATTATCTGGAAAAGGTGAACGCCATTCCCGGCGTGGGCGGTGTGAAGGTATATCGGGTTTGGAACAGCGATTTGAACCCGGCCAAGCTGATCCCGCCCACGGGAACCGACACTTGGATCAGCGGCCTTTCCGGTGTGTCCGAGGAAATCAAGGCGTGGTTGAATGCCGTGTATGCGGCGGGAGCCAATAGCAAGCTGACCGTGGGCGGAACCGTGAAGCTGGTGATCATCAACAGTTCCTTCAAGAAGCCTTCGGAAGCCCTTGTGGATCAGGTGCAGACCGCAGTTGACCCCCTTCAGAACACCGGTGAAGGCGTGGGCATTGCCCCCATCGGCCATGTGGTGAGGGTTGAAGGCGTGGGTGAAGATACCATCAACCTTTCCTTCGATCTGTACTATCAGCGGGAATGGAGTTGGGATGATGTTTCCGCCTATGTCACGGAAGCAATCAACGGTTACTTCTTGGAACTGGCCCAAAGTTGGGCAGACCAGAATGAAGCCCTTGTGGTTCGTATCAGTCAGGTGGAAAGCCGCCTGTTGGGAATCACCGGTATTCTGGATATTGCCAACACCAAGATCAACGGTGAAGCGGCGAACTGTACCCTGACCCTTGACCACATTCCGGTTTTGGGAACTATTGAGCCGGGAACCATCGTGATCAGCGGATAAGGGGGCCGGGAGCATGGAACGCAAACTGATTGATTATCTTCCCTATGTCATTCGTGATTATGCGGAGTTTCAGGGGATCATGGGGAGCGAACAGCCGGAAATTGAAAAGGCATGGAATACCACGGATGATCTTCTTGATAATCAGTTCATTCCCACCGCTGGAAACATGGGCCTTTCCCGGTGGGAAAAGATTTTGGGGATCACCCCCAAAGGCATGGACAGTCTTGAGGATCGCCGGTTCCGTATTCTGACCCGGATCAATGAAGAACTTCCGTACACCTTGCCCCAGCTTCGGAACATCCTTGAAACGCTGTGCGGGAAGGGAAACTATTCCACTGATGTGGAAGAAGGCACCTATCAGCTTCTTGTGAAAATCGGGTTGGCCGCAAAGAACAACTTCAATGATGTTGAATCTTTGCTGAACCGGGTTGTTCCCCAAAACATGGTTGTGACCTTGCTTCAGCTTTATAACACCCATGCGGAACTTGGGCGGTTCACCCATGCCCAGCTTGCCGCCTATACCCATAATCAGTTGAGAAACGAGGTTTTGAAGAATGGCGAATAAAACAACCAACTACAAGCTGACTAAACCCCTTGAATCTGAATTTTATGATGTAGGGGTTCAGAATGAAAACATGGATAAGATTGATACCCAAATGAAGGCCAATGCGGATGCCGTTGAAGCCCTTCAGAAAGGTCAATCCGGGAAGGCTGATCTGGTGGATGGTAAGGTTCCCGCCGAACAGCTTCCCAACATGAACTATGATCCCAAAGGTACGGCCCGAAACAAGGTGAGCGAACACAACCTTGATCAGACCGCCCACCCGTATCTGTTGAACCAGATCGGAACCTGTGTGGAAGCCGCACAGAACGCACAGGATGCCGCAAATGCGGCCTTGGATGCTGTGTCCGGTATCGTCTATACCATCAATGTTCTTCCTTCGCAGAATGGCACCCTGACCTATAACGGACAGGCCCAAAGTCCTTCTTGGAACGCTTATAACCCCGATGCGCTGACCTTGGGCGGCGTGACTACCGGCACCAATGCGGGAACCTACACGGCCACTTTCACACCCAAGGGGCGGTATAAGTGGGCAGACGGTACGCAGACCGCCAAGGAAGTGACTTGGACGATCAACGCCGCCACCATGACGATCCCCACGCAGAGCAACAGCCTTACTTATACCGGTTCGGCCCAACGCCCCACTTGGAACAACTATGACAGCGGGAAAATGACGCTTGGAGGAACTACCAGCGGCACGAACGCCGGTTCCTACAATGCCACCTTCACGCCGAAAACGAACTACAAGTGGGCTGATGGAAGCACCGGGGCCAAAACGGTTGCTTGGAGCATTGCCAAGGCCGCTGGTAGTTTGTCTTTGAATAAGACTTCCATCAAACTGACCGCCGCAAAGACCACGGACACCATCACCGTGACAAGGGCGGGTGATGGTAAGATTACGGCCACTTCCAACGCCCCCACGGTGGCTTCTGTGAGTGTTTCCGGTTCGGTGGTAACTGTTACCGCCAAGGCCAAAGGAAGCGCCACAATCACCGTCAGCGTGGGCGCTGGCACCAACCACACGGCCCCGGCCAATAAGACCTGTTCCGTTGAAGTGACATTGCCCACCAAGGTTCTGAACGATAACAGTTGGGCAACCATCCGGGAAGTCAGTTCCGCAGGTTTGGGGGCCAACTATTGGGCCGTTGGTGATGTGAAATCCATCGTTCTGAATGGCACCGTAAGGAATTACACTTTCAACAACTTGACCGTGAACGCCTTTATTTTGGGCTTCAACCACAATTCCGCCAAGGAAGGTGCGAACAAGATTCACTTCCAGATCGGGAAGATCGGTTCCACGGCAGTTGCTTTGTGTGATAGCAATTATAACAACACCGGTGATGGTTTCCGCATGAATACCAGTCAGACGAACAGCGGCGGTTGGAACGCTTCACACATGAGAAAAACTGTATTGGGCAACAGTAACACCCCCACAAGCCCGTTGGCGAATAGCTTGATGGCGGCGCTTCCCGCCGATTTGAGGGCGGTTATGCAACCCGTGACCAAGTACACCGATAATACCGCCAACGGTGGCGGCAATGTTCAGACTTATGTAACGGCCACCACCGATTACTTGTTCTTGCTTGCTGAATTTGAAGTGTTCGGAACAAGAAGCTATGCAAATAGCTATGAACAGAATTATCAGGCACAATACGATTACTACAAAGCCGGTAATAGTAGAGTAGCCTATAATCATTCCGCCGTGTCCACGGCGGTGTGGTGGTGGCTTCGTTCCCCTTTTTTCAACAACATCTATTATTTCCAGTATGTCAACACGGATGGCGACGACTACAGTTACACTGCCTATTACTGTGCTGGTGTGCGGCCCGGCTTTGCAGCCTAATCCCCCGCAGGATGATTCTGCCCCCATCCCGCCGCCGAAAGGCGGCGGTTCCGGGAGGGAACCCCAAATAAAAATAATAATGGCGGCGTAAGCCGCCCGACGATTTTTTTGAAAATGGGGGTTTTCCGGCAAAGTGCTATCATTTGACTGTCTTTTGAGTGCATACACCGGACAAAATCAGCCATACAATATCCATAAGCCTGTTTGAAGGGGGTATTGTATGGCAACAAACAAGCGTGTTTTCACCTTGCGCTTATCTGATGAAGTCTTTGACAAGATCGGGGCGCTTGCAACCCGTGAACACCGATCCATTACCAATTACATTGAATTTGTTCTTCTGAAACACTTGGAAGAAGTGGAAAAGGCGGAAGGAACGATCAATGTCGATAATTCACCCAAAGGGGTATAACTGAAAATGTCTGTCCTGAAGCAAAAGAGAACCACAAGCAAGGCCGAGTTCATCAACACGGCCAATCAGATTTATGTTGAAACCCTGAACTTCCTGACCCGTCTTTCAGCCCGGTATTCCCGGTTGATTGCGGAGCCGGTGGCAAAGCTGGCCGGTGAGATCATCGACCATGCGGAGAAGGCCAACAGTATCTTTCCTTCGGACAACCAGCGCATTGAAATGAGGAAGGCCCATCTTCTTGAAGCACGGGCTTCCCTGATGGCGCTGGATGTTCGCTTGACCCATGTTTACCTGATTCTGAACCAGAACCCGGAAGGGGCCTTTACCACTTCCAAGGGGAACCCGGTGAAGTCACAGGATGCAATGGAAAAGCTGGATAAGATGGCCCAAAACTTGGGTGAACTGATCGACAAAGAAAACGAACTTCTGAAAGGGGCAATCAAAAATGTAACAGCAAAACAGAAATAATTTCCCATTAGGTGTGCAACTGATAATGAGCCTGTTGGCGGTGTGGTGGTGGCTTCGTTCCCCTAATTACAACAACAACAATAATTTCCAGAATGTCAACACGGATGGCAACAACAACAATAACAATGCCAATTACTGTGCTGGTGTGCGGCCCGGATTTTGCAAATATACACGGTCAAATGTAGTAACAGAAGGCAAACGGCTTTTCAGGTGAAAGACGACCGATGTAAAAGGAGTTGTACTTCCTTGGGTTTCAATCCCTAAAACTGCCCTTTGATGCCCTTACACGGACGCTTCTTGCATGGTGGGTGATCGTGCCTTAACTCATTTCATGTGTAAGGACAAAGCAATTTAGATGGCACCCTACAACGCATTTGTACGAGGGGCGAATACTTTTATTATGACAAGCCAAGAACGGCATGAAGCAAGGTTCCAGCGCCGCAAAGCAAAGCGGTTGGAACGGAAACAGGCCCGGTGTAATAGCCTTGGGCCAATGAATAAAGTTTTTTCCTATCGGAAGATGTTCTTCTATGGGAAAAAGTGCTGTAACGGGGTACGGTGGAAGCAAAGTGTTCAAAACTTTGAAGGCCACCTGTTTTCTGGTACGGCAACACGGCGGCGAACGGTGTTGGAACAGACTTGGAAGCCCAAATCCTGTTCCCATTTCACCCTTCGGGAACGGGGAAAAATCCGCCCGATAGATGCCCCGCACATTACGGATCGACAAATCCACAAAACCCTGTGTAATGAAGTCCTGATCCCGTTGTATTCACCTTCCATGATCTATGACAACGGGGCAAGCCAAAAGGGGAAGGGCCTTCATTGGCAGTTCAAACGGATCAAACAACAGCTTGGATGGCATTACCGGCGTTATGGCCGGGAAGGTGCTGTGTTGCTGTTGGATTTGAAAGGGTTCTTTCCAAATGCTTCCCATGCCCTGTTATATCAGCGGCACCGGGAATTGATTTTGAATCCTGAACTTCAAAACTTGGCTGATACTGTGATTCAATATTCCCCATGCCCGACACCGGGCCGGGGCTTGCCTTTGGGCGTGGAGCCTTCCCAACAGGAAATGGTGGCGTTACCAAGCAAAATTGACCAATGGATCAAGTGTCAGGCCCATGTTCATTGCGCCGGTCATTACATGGATGATTACTATGCTTTCTTTCCCACGGTGGATGAAGCAAAGCTGATGGGCCATGAAATTGTAAGGCGTTTTGAAGCCGCTGGAATCCGAGTGAACAAGCGCAAGTGTAAGGTGATCCCGCTTACAAAGCCGTTCCGGTTCTGCAAAGCCCGGTTCACACTTACCGAAACCGGCAAGATCAAGGTGAATGGAAGCCGGGATGGAGTGAAACGGGCAAGGCGAAAACTGAAGCTGTTTCACAGGGAGTTCAAAGAGGGAAAACGATCCTTCTTTGACATAGAACAATACATGGAATGCCAAAGCGCCTATTACCGGAACTTCAACGATCATGGCCGGTTGTTGCGGTTGCGGCGGCTTTACCATGCAATCTTTTTCGGAGGTGGACAATGTTTAGAATCATCAAAGCCGGGGCCGGTATCGGCCTGACCGAGAACCTGAACTACATCAAAAAAGCCGAAAATGGTTGCTATGTCCTTTGCCCGGAGCCTGACGCTTCGGGCATTGTTTTTGAGGGTGTAGCTTACCATTTGTTGGGCCGTGCCGCTATGAATGAACTGGAAACGGTGAGTTTGGAACAGACGGACGCAGGAAGCGAGATCACCAAGGCCACGGAAGCCGGTGGAATCGTCTTTGTAACCTTGGCGGAAGCCGGGAGCATTGACGCTGAAACGGCGGCGGAACACGCTGATTTGTTCGCTGAATGGGCTTTCCCTGTTGGCTACACGGTGGGGCAGATTCGCCGGTATAACGGAACCCTTTACAAGTGCGTTCAGGCCCATACTTCCCAAGCGGATTGGACACCGGACACGGCTTCCAGCCTGTGGAGCAAAACGAGTGATCCCGCTGAAGAATGGCCCGAATGGAGCCAACCGGTGGGAGCGCATGACGCTTATTCCAAGGGGGCAAAGGTGAGCCATAAGGAAAAGCATTGGATTTCCACGGTGGATTCCAATGTGTGGGAACCCGGTGTGTACGGGTGGGAGGAAAGCACGGATGGAGTATAAAACCTATGTTTGCCGTAAACGGGCAAGGTTCAAGGCGATTTGCGGACAAGTGAACATTCCGTATGGAACCACCCTGAATGGTCAGGGTGGTTTTTTGATCCTGAATGATCTTCCGGTGTGTTCGGCCACCAGCCAAAACGCCTATGACTTCTTCACACAGAATGATGATGGCATGGGGCAGGAACGGGGCGAACTGTTGAACCGGATCATTCCCAAGCTGGAAAAGCGTGATGCCGGGTATCAGGCCCGGTGGGGGAAGATTTGGGAAGATGCCCTTTGTCAGAAGTACAAGCGCCCGGATCAGGAAGAACATTGGATTTGGAACTTCGACTTCTATAACGGCCCCGTTGAAGATTTGCGCCACATTGCCGCCCTGATTGGGGCCTGACAGGAGGGGAAAGCCATGACAATTTATCAGGTGTTGTGCTTGATTGGTGTTCCCACCTTGATTTTGGCGGTATTCAAATACCTGTGGAGCCAAATCAAGCATAACACCGAGGATTCCAAGGCTTTGAAGGCCGGTATTCAGGCCCTTCTTCGGGCGCAGATGATCAGCGATTTCAATAAGTATTCCGAAAAAGGCTATGCCCCGATCTATGCACGGGATAATTTTGAAAATTGCTGGAAGCAGTATCATTCTTTGGGGGTGAATGGGGTGATGGACGATCTTCACAGAAAATTCTTGGAGTTGCCCGCCGATCCCCCGGAAGAATGAGCAGACGAACCAAAAAGCCAAAGCGTGAGTTTTCCAAACTGATCCTGTATGTAGTGGGGGCCGTAACCGTTGGGGTTACGGCCTTCACCCTTATCATGGTTTGGAAAACTGAAAACCTTGAACCGCTGGCCTATTTGATCCCCGCCATATTTGCTGAATTGGCAACCGCAACCGGGTTTTACTATTCCAAAGCCAAAGCCGAAAACCGGATCAAACTTCGGAAGTTGTATGGCCCGGAAATCTATAACGATGCAAAGGAGATTTGAAACCATGCTGAACGCTGTTTTGAACAATCTGATCAATATTGGGTGGGCCATGCTGATCTTCCTGTGTGCGTACCTGTCCAATGTTGCTTTTTCCCTTTACTACAACATCAAGGTTTTGCTTCAGCCCTTCGACAGACAGAAAATGATCAATTCCGGGCTGAAGGTTGCCACCTTCGTTGTGGGCCTGACCTTGCTTTGTGTAGCAATCACCACCCTTCCGATTTATGCGGATCAGCTTGGGTGGGCAATCCCGGAAGAATACACAGAAATTTTTGCTGATTTGGTTATTGTGGGCGCTGTGCTGATGGTGTCTTGTAAGTATATCGCAGAAGCCTTCACCAAGTTCAGGGCCATTCTTCAGGTGAAAGGAGATACAGAAAATGAGTAATTCCCCCCTTGCAACCTATACCCGGATCACGAAAAACAAAACCAGCCCCCGGAACCATGCCATTGACACCATCACGATTCATTGTATCGTTGGGCAATGGACAGCAAAACAGGGGTGTGATTATTTCGCCACCACAGACCGGCAATGTTCCGCCAATTATGTTGTTGGTAAGGATGGTTCCATTGGCCTTTCCGTGGATGAAAAGGATCGTTCTTGGTGTTCCAGCAACGGCACCAATGACAACCGGGCAATCACCATTGAAGTTGCTTCCGACACCACCCACCCTTACGCCGTCACCGCCAAGGCTTATGCGGCCCTGTTGGATTTGGTAACGGATATTTGCAAGCGCAACGGGATCAAGAAGTTGGTGTGGAGTACGAACAAGAATGACCGTGTGAATCATCGGAACGGATGCAACATGACCGTTCATCGTGACTTCGCCAACAAAGCCTGTCCGGGGGAATATCTTTATTCCAGACACGGAGAGATTGCCGCAGAAGTCAACAGAAGGCTTCAGGGCGCTTCCAATGGTGGTGGGGTAGTAGTTACACCCCCGGCCGCAGAAAAGCCCACAGGCGGCACCACAGGGGCCACCGTGACCCCTTACCATGTGCGGGTGAAGATCACCAACCTGAATATCCGTAAAGGCCCCGGCACAAACTACGGTGCAACCGGCTACATCCAGCCCGGTATTTATACCATCGTGGCCGAAAGCACCGGCAAAGGTGCGGCCAAGTGGGGCAAACTGAAAAGCGGTGCCGGGTGGATTTCCCTTGACTACGCCACTAAAACCTGACCATGAGAAAAGGCCCTTCCGGTTCAAGCTGGAAGGGCCTTTTTTGCGTGTTTCTACTATGTTACTAATAACCCCGATTTCACCGAACTTCAAAGGGCTGAAATGTTCAGTATTTGGGCGTTTCAGAGCATTGCAGAGTAGAAAAAATTATGGTACAATAAAAACAGACGAACCCCGAACCCTTGATTTTTCAGGGGTTCGGGGTTTTCTTGTTACTAATGTGTGCATAGTTCAGCGTTCAGCGGCCTAAAATGTTCACAGGTTTGAACCCTATGAAATCAGTTCCACGGTGGCTTTCAGTTCGTCCAAAGTCTTGTGATTATAGACCCGGTTTCCCGTGTCCTTGGACACATGGCCCATGAGCAAATCAATACATTTCCGGTTGGCCCCGGCGCTATCCAATTTGGTTTCAAAGGTGTGGCGGCATTCGTGCGGGGTATGGTTCAGCTTCAGGGCCTTCATAATATCCGCCCAAAATATCCGGTATTGGGTTTGATTGCAAATCTTCCCGTTGTAGCTGATCAGCCGGGGGCCACCTTCGGCAAGCCGCCGTTCAATCAATGGCCTGATCTTTGGATGGATGGGAACAATGCGGTTCTTACCGGCTTTCGTTTTGGTGCCGCCCTTCATCGTGCCTTCCTTCAAGTCTATATCTTCAGGTTTCAGGTTCAAAAATTCAGAGATACGCCACCCGGAATATAGCAAGATCAAAACAGTATCAACCCAAGGATCAGACTGATGTTCCCACACCGTTTTGATTTCATCGTTGGTGAACGGAAGGCGGCTGGTGGGCGGTATTGGATCAGAAGTCAGAAGTTCGGAGAAGCACCGGTTTATTATATCCATTTCAAGGGCGAACCGGTCAAGGTGGCCCCACAGGTTCTTGATGGCCGCTTGGGTGCTATACCCTTTCCCACAACCATCAATGGTTTCTTGCATTTGGTAGGATCGCAGTTGCTTGTAAGGTTTGTTCACATACGCTGAACAATGCTTGAACGCTGAACAGAGGGAAGAACGATTGGATTCACCCAGCTTCGGGGCCTTCTTCTCTTTCCAGAGGTCAAAAAGCTGTTGAAGGGTGATCTTGGCCCGGTCAACATCCCAAGGATCACGGTTGTATTCAGCAAGCATGATGTTCCCGGCTTCACGGGTTTCAGCATAGCCGATAATGTCATAGATGGGGTGGCCTTTGTCATTCCAACCTATGGTTTTCTTCACAATGTATGGGCGGCGGCGCTGGCCTGATAGCTTTGCAACCGTTCCATACCCGTTTGGATTTCGCATTATATCACCTGAACTTTCAAAATTGGGTATGGCAAAGCTAAACCCCATGTGATATAATGTTCAAAGGCGTTTGAAACATTAACTTCAAAAGGGTTTGTTTCGCCTGACCGCTTCCGGTGTGCAAGACCGGGGGCGGTCATTTTTTTTTGCATTTGTTCCATATCCGTTCCGCTTAAAATCCTTGCGGGGTGTGGCTTTGAGAGAATGGAACACTTGGAACGGATATTATATTACTTCAAAGAGTAGATAAAAAAATATAAAAGAAAAAGAGTATATAGAGAAGCGGCGCTTTATCTGTTCCACCTGTTCCAAAGCCTTGATTTTCCTGTGTTTTCAGGGATTGGACGGTGGAACGGATGTGGACAGATCGAGTTTGGCAAGTTCACCTTTGACCTGTTCCAGAACTTCAGGATATTCAGAATTAGGGTTCATGGAATATTGATCTTCGTATTCTTTCAGGGTGTTCAGATACCGGTTCCAATGGGTGGCTTTGGCCTTTGCGGTTTTCAGTTCATCAATCTTGGCTTTTTGATCAGAATAGGAATCTAACAAAACCCGTTCTTTCTGACTATCAGCCGCCTTGAAGAAAGAAGCTGGAAGATCAGATGTGTAAGGGATGATCCCGGCCTTGGCCGCTTGATCCACCGTCAGGGCTATTTGCATACCATATTCATAGCGGGAAAAGAATGTTTCAAGGTTCTTCGTCTTTTCAAAGATGTTCAAACAATCTTGAACAATCCGCACATGGTTTTTGGCTTCTGCTACGGTGTAGGCCCCCGGCATGGATTTAATAGCCCGTTCCGGGTTCAGATTGGAATGAACCTGAACGGTGGGTTCTGTTTTGGGTGGGGCCTTCTGTTTTGGCTTTCTTTTTCGCAGAAGCAGGAACAGGAAGAACCCCATAATGACATCCATTATGATGAACACGGGGCGGAGTTCTGGCGATTCCGTAAAAAACATGATTGTGTAGACGATAAACCCGAAACTGAAAAAGAAGATTCCAAAGCCTTTCAAAAACTTCTTCATCCAGCCACCTTCTATCTTACATCACTTTGGAAGGCCACGGCCTTGCCAAGAATGATGATATGATCCAACTGTTCCCCGGTATAAACTAAATCTTCATAGTTGGAGTTTTCGGCCTTCAGGATCAATAGATTTTTTTCGGGATAGTAATTCACCCGCTTCAGGGTTGCTTCATCATCAATGATAACAGCGGCAATTTCGCCATTGTTCACCATTTCCTGTTTTCTGATGAACACAATATCCCCGTCATAGATTCTGGCCCCGATCATGGAATCGCCCTTGGCCTTCAAGCAGAAATCAGCATGAATGTTTGTACCAGCTTCCACATACAGTTCCTTTTCTTCGTTTGCCATGATGGGTTTACCGCAAGCAATGTCACCGAGTAGGGGGAAACGCTTTGTAGAAATTGGGATGATGTTATCAAACTTCATTTGTGGCTGTGAAGGTTCAACTACCACAGATTTATTGATACTTTTCAACCAATCATTCCGGTTCGGAATGTCTGATCTTCCCATGAGGTAATCCAAATCAACATTGAAATAGTCAGCAATGGTTTCCATAGATTCAAGGCCCGGTTCCCGTTCGCCCCGTTCATACATATTTACACTACTTTTAGAAAAACCAAGCTGATCCGCCAAGTTCTGTTGAGATAGGCGGCGTTCGGTTCGTAATTGCTTGAACCGATCAGAAAACTTCGGCATAAGTACACCCCTTTCAGAAGCCTTTCTATAATTTATTATACACATTATGTGCACAAAGTCAATCCGTCGATGTGCACAATTAGTAACACATTTCTTTGTGCACAATTTGTGTTCAGTTGTGCTTGACTTTGAGCACATATTGTGTATAATGATAATCAGACGAGCACAGAAGGTGCACGGCGAAAGGGGAACACAATATGAAGAAGTTCAGCGCAATAGTCAAGGACGGAACCAAAACCGTTTTCATCACCAATCAGGAATACCGGACAAAGGCCGACTTCATTCATGATCTTCGATGCAACGGGTACAAGGTCAATCCGATGAAGGTCAAGACTTCCCGGACTTTCGATTACATCATCAATCACACCGACTGTAACCCGTGGGATTGGAAGCTTACTGATAAAGAAGTTGATGATATTACGGATTATCACCCCGGAAGGAGTATGTGAGATATGGAAGTTTGGAAAGAAAACAAACAGACGGGCCTTTCTTGTGGGATCAATGACTTTGGTGAATTGTTCCTTGGCAATAAAGGAAGCGGATACAATTTACCCGACACCCCCGAAAATCGCGAATATATTTTGAATGATTTTGACTATTGGAATCAATAAGCCGAAACGGGCCTGATGGCCCGTCCACCGGAACCGCCCCACCGGTGCTGATGATGGCAGGGCAACAGCGACAACATGAGCGCCCCTGGTTTATGGGTTCGGGTATTGGGTATCAATCCCCATGTAAAAGATATGACCGCCCGGAAGTTGCTTGTTGGGGCTTTGGCTGTTCTAATTCTGAAGAAAGGATGTGCAAATATGAGTGTTGGCAAGAAACTTCGGGAACTGCGTGGAAGCAGAACCCAAGACGAAATTTCCAAGGAACTTGGGATCACCAAATCTTCTTATGCCATGTATGAGCGAGATGAACGGGTTCCCCGTGATGAAGTGAAGGTTCGCATTTCCAACTTCTTTGGTGTTTCGGTGCAGGAACTTTTTTTTAACTAAATCGAGCACATATAGTGTTCAATAGGAGTAAGAACCATGAATGAAGTCAGTTTGAAACCGGTCATTGATGAACTTGAAACCTTGTTTTCAAAGTTCAACAAAGCCTTCTTTGAAGGGAAGCTGGAAAAGCCTGTGATCACCGTTTCCCCGGATCATACCCGTGGGGCCTATGGGTGGTGTACCGGTTGGAAGGCGTGGCAAGACGGCACCAAGGAAGGCGGCTATTACGAAATCAACCTGTGCGCCGAATACCTGAACCGCCCCTTTGAAGAAACCTGTGGAACCTTGCTTCACGAAATGGTTCACCTTCAGAACCTTCAGGACAATGTTCAAGACACTTCCCGTTCTGGTTCCTACCACAACCGGAAGTTCAAGGAAACCGCTGAAGCCCACGGGCTGACCGTGGAGAAAGGCGAAAAGTACGGATGGCACAAAACCACCCTGAACCCGCAAGCTGAAGCCTTTGTGAAATCCCTTGGCAAGTCCGGGTTCTGTCTGGTTCGGCCCCGTACCAATCCGCTGAAGGGTTCCCGGAAGGGCGGGGGATCAAGTTCCCGCAAATATGTTTGCCCTTGTTGCGGAACCATCATCCGGGCCACCAAGGAAGTTCATGTTCTCTGTGGGGAATGTGAAGTGGCCTTTGAAGAACAGGAGTGATAACCAATGATGATTACCCGTCAAGTTCGGTGCAAGAAGTGCGGAAAAATGTTTCCCCTGACCTATCCCGAAAAGCTGTCTGACATTGGCCGGGATGTTATTTCTTACTGTCCGCCTTGCCGTTCCATCGTGTTTACACACGAAAATCTTAAAAAATGAAAGGAGTACGCACAATGACCACCTTTGCAGAGCGTTTGAAGAACGCTATGGAACAGGCCAACATGAGCCAATCCGCCCTGTCTGAACAGGCCGGGGCTTCCAAGGCCGCTATCAGCCAATACCTTTCCGGGAAGAACACCCCCGCCCCTGACCGTATCAAGGCCCTTGCCGATGCAACCGGCGTTTCCTTTGATTACCTGATGGGTTATGGAGCCACCCCGGTTGCGGAACCGCCCATCAAGAAGATCAGCGTGAAGGAAGCCGCCCGGTGCATGGGAAAATCTGATCAGTTCGTCAGAATCGGCCTTCAGCGTGGCCTTCTTCCCTTCGGGAACGCTGTTCCCGGAACCGGCGCTTGCTGGAATTACTACATCAACCCCACCAAGTTCCGTGATTATGTGGGCGCTGATCAGTTCAATTCCTTCTTCGGCCTTACGGCCTGAAAGGGGAACACCGATGGATAACACCGATGGATAACACCCGTGATGAACTGTTGGATTTGATCAGGAACGCCACCAACATTGATATGATTTGCTTCTTCGCCATTATCTATGTGGTTGCGCCCGATTCCCCCCCCTACACGCCTATCGCCACCCGTGGCGAACTGAAGAAGGCAATTAAGCAGTTGCGGAGCGCCCAGCATAGCCTGGATTGCCCCGCTGAAATGTCTGAAGGCTTTGAAACGGCGATTCAGTACATCCGCCGTGAATGGCTTCACCGATGAAAGGATGGTTTATATGCTTCAAATCGGAATGATCGTTAAAATCTTGCCCGATGCGGAATACAGCGGCAAGTTCACCGGCTACATCGGCAAGGTGAAGAATTACTTTTCGCAGAACAAGAAGGTTGGCGTGGAACTTTTTCAGCAGACGAATGACGCAAGTTCCAAGGGCCTGTTTTGGTTCTTTGAATCCAAGGTGGTTGCGGCGGATAGTCTGCCTGATGCCATGATGGAATATATCAAGGCCGATCTTAACGCCACCTTTGGTGTTGCAAATCACATCCGCCGTTCCCGTCAGACCGGCCTTCCGCAGATCAAGAAGGTCATTTATAGCGGCCCCAAGACAATCATTCTGTGGGCCGACAACACCAAAACCGTTGTTTCTTGTGGGGAAGCGGATTCCTATGACTACTATCCCGGTTTCTGTGCCGCTGTGGTCAAGAAACTGTTCGGTTCCACCACCCACGCCAAAAAGGTTTTGGGTGATTCCATTCAGATCAATGATTAACCTATTCCAGCATCAACAACAGGCCCTTGATGAAACCGAGGGAAAAAACCGGGTGGCCTATTACCTTGATATGGGCCTTGGGAAAACCTTTGTTGGTTCCGAAAAAATGATGAAGCTGAACAAGCGGATCAATCTGGTGGTGTGCCAATGTTCAAAAGTTCAAGACTGGATTGAACATTTTCAAGACCACTACACCCGGAATTGTGTATTCGACCTGACCAACCCCAAAACCTTCAAATGGTTCTTTGAACAGGTTCGGCATGAAGTTCCAACCCTGATGATTGGCGTGATCAACTACGAACTGACCTTCAGGCGGAATGTGCTGAAAACCCTGACCGGCTTCACGCTGATGTTGGATGAAAGTTCCCTGATCCAGAACGAGAACGCCAAACGGTCAAAGTTCATTCTTGGGCTGAAACCGGATAATGTGATCCTTCTGTCAGGCACCCCCACGGGCGGCAAGTATGAAAACCTGTGGAGCCAATGCCAACTGTTGGGGTGGAAGATTTCAAAGGAACTGTTCTGGAAGCAGTACATTCAAACGGAATGGGTGGAAACCGATGGATTTTGGCGGCAACAGATTACCGGCTATAAGAATGTTGACCGGCTGAAGATGAAGCTGGCCGAACATGGGGCCGTTTTCATGACTACCGAACAGGCCGGGATTAGCCTTCCAAAACGAAACTGGATCAAGGTCAAAACCCGCCCTTCACCCCTTTATTGGAAGTTCTGGAATGATCGCTATATTGCGATTGACAGCGCCAACCTTGGTGAATTTGAACTGGATGCGGATTTCTACGGTTCCAATGCCCATTGTGAACGGGAATTGATCGGTGATACCAGTTTGACCCGCCGCCTTTACGCCCGTCAGCTTTGCGGCCTATATAACCCGGCCCGTTATGAAGCCTTCCGGGATTTGGTGAACAGCACGGAAGATCGCTTGATTGTGTTCTATAACTTCACGGAAGAAATGGAACGCCTGAAGGGGATTGCCAAGGGCCTGAACCGGCCTGTGTCTGTTCTTTCCGGTGAAGAAAAGAACTTGAATGCTTACCGCTACCAGCATAACAGCATTACCTTCATTCAGTATCAAGCCGGTGCAATGGGCGGCAACTTTCAGCTTGCCAACAAAATCATTTACTTCAGCCTTCCCCAAGGTTCGGAATTGTGGGAGCAATCCCAAAAGCGTATTCACCGCCTTGGGCAAGAACGGCCCTGTTTCTATTACCTGATGATCTGTCCGGGAACGATTGAAGAAGATATTCTTTCCACTTTGGAAATGAGAAAGGACTATACCGATGAACTATTCAGAAAGTATGAGCAAGCGGCAACAGCGCCGCAAAGCCCTTAACCAGCGGTTCAGGCGGATGTTCCTTGTGGCCCTTCTGATGGGCCTTGCAATGGGGTTTATATTTGGGCGCTGTTCTGCTGTCAACAGCAAGGCCCCGGATGCCCCCATTGAACCGGATCAGCTTACCGCCGTGACCCCGGATGTGACCTTGGAGCCGGTGGAACCCCCGCTGGTGGAAGAACCCGCCGAGCCTGAACCGGTGCTGTTGGGCAGTTTCAGAATTACCGCCTATTGTTCCTGTGAAAAGTGTTGCGGCGAATGGGCCAAGAACCGGCCCAACGGCATTGTGTATGGTGCCGCTGGTGTGGAACTGAAAGCCGGTGTTTCCTGTGCTTCCCCGCTTCCCTTGGGAACCGTGGTGGAAGTGGAAGGCTTGGGTGAATACATCGTTCAGGATCGCCCCGCCCAATGGGTGATTGACAAATACGGTGAAAACCAGATCGACATTTATTTTGACAACCATGAAGCCGCTTCCGCCTTCGGCCTGAAGCAGTTGAATGTTTATCTGAAAGGAGAACCAGAAAAATGATCAAATGTGAAAATGCTTGCCCCCGTGGAAAATTTGATGGGTGTTGCCACAAATGCCCGGATTTCCACACTTGTCCTGATTCCTGTCAAGAAAACCCGAACGCCTGTGGTTCGGCCACCTTCGATGAAGAAACGGCCCTTCAGGAGTTCAAGAACACCCAGCTTGCCACCTTGAACGCCATTGCTTCTCTGACCGCCCACAAGAAGGCCATTGAGGATCAGGAAAAGGAAATGAAGGCCAAGCTGTATGAAGCAATGGTGAAGTTCGGCGTGGATAAGTTTGAATCCGATGTTCTGAACCTTACCCTTGTGAAGCCCACCAATGCCACCAGCATTGATTCCGCCAAGCTGAAGAAGAAATACCCGGACATTGCTTCCGAGTGTTCCAAGACCACCGCCAAGGCCGGTTATGTGAAGATCACCCTGAAAGGGGATAAGTCATGAGTTGCCGGGGCTTTGAACCTGTTTGCACCAATAATGAACTTCGGGAGTATTTCAGCGCCAAGGGCCTGACCTATGACAGCATTGATGAAGGTGATATTTTGATCCTTTGCATGATGCTTCAGAAGGAATTGAAGAAATCCAATAAGGCCGGTGAAACTTCCGTCACCATGACTTTGAGCAAACGGGTTGACATGAAGAAGGCCACCAACGGCCACATTACCGAGTGTTACATCTACATGAACGCCCACTATTTCACCCGGCGTGAATGTATCAGCTTCAACCGGGATGGGTGGATTGGCTTTGCAGGATGGGCCGATGATGGCAACACTAACCCGTTGCGCCGTGCCTTCCTTGCATGGTGTGACTATTTGGCGGAAGGTGGTGGGGCCGATGGCAAGGGATGAAGTGTGGGATGCCCTGAAAAATCATGCCAAACAGGTTCATTCAGAACGGGTTGCAAAAAATCCCGACCGGATCGCCTATGCCATTCAGCAGTTTGAAGCCCACGGCATTGAATACCAACTGAAAAATGAGCAAACAGGCCACTTCCATTGTTGGCGGAAGTCTGATGATAAACTGTTCCAATTCTACGCTGGAACGGGTAAAATTCAGGGCTTCACCCAAGTCAGAGGTATTCACAGCCTGATTCAGATGTTGGAGGGGTGAGCCGATGGCCGGTGAAAAAAACTTTGAAAACCGCCTGAAGGACTGGTTGGAATCTGAAGGGATATATCCCTTGGGTGAACCTGTTGACCGCATGAGCGCCCCGCCCTGTGGCTTCTATGAAAAGCGCTGGGGTGGAAGCCGGTATGTGAAAAGCGGCCTTCCCGATATGCGGATCACCGTGAAGGGCATTGCCCTTGAAGTGGAGCTGAAGGCCACCGATGGAACCCCATCTGTGCTTCAGAAGCGTAATTTGGCCCAAATCAACGGTTCACAGGGGTTCGGGTTCATCCTTTACCCAGAAGGCTTTGAAGCCTTCAAGACTATTGTGAAAGGGGTGAAACAATGCGAGTTTCCCACAGCCGGGTTGAAGTCTTTGATAGATGCCCATACAAATACCGCTTGCGATATGTGGAAGGGATAGACACGATCCCGAACACGGACGCAGACAACGCCCTGATCCTTGGCACCGCCCTTCACACCGGCATTGAAGAAGGGGTTGAACAAGCCCTTGACTTCTACAAGAACAGCTTCCCGGTTCTGACGGATGATCACATTCATGAAATGATGAAGCTGGAAGCCATGATCCCCAAGGCAAAGGCCATGTTGCCGCCCGGTGGTTCCTTTGAATTGCCCATTGGGAACGGTGATTTCATCGGCTTCATGGATTATCTGTGGCCCTGTGGTTGGGATTCCAGAACCAATGAAACCTTGTTTGATCTGTACGATTTCAAGTATTCCAACAACGCCAAGAACTACGCCGTTTCCGGTCAGCTTCACGAATACAAGTATTGGTATGAACTGACCCATCCGGGCCACCGGATCAGAAATATGTATTTCCTGATTGTTCCCAAGCCCAAGATCAGGCAGAAAAGCACCGAAACCCTTTCCCAATTCCGTGACCGCTTGCAAGCGGCCTTGAAAGATGCTGAACCAACGCTGATGCCGGTTCAGTACAACCCCATGAAGATTGTGGACTTCCTGACCGATGTGAAGCACATGGTTGAAGCCACAGACTTTCCCAAGAACCCAAACCATTTTTGTGGATGGTGTGAGTATGAAGAATATTGTCAGAAAGGATGGGATTATATGTTACTTCCCAAGAATGAACGCCGTGATCTGAACGCCACCAAGAAGAAGGTTGTGTGGCTTTACGGCGCACCCTTCAGCGGCAAAACCTTCTTTGCCAATCAGTTCCCCGATCCCCTGATGTTGAACACGGATGGCAACATCAAGTTTGTGGATGCCCCCTATATCGCCATTCGTGACACCGTTACGGTGGAAGGCCGTATCACCAAGCGCCGTTTGGCCTATGAAGTGTTCATGGATGCCGTGGCCGAACTGGAAAAGAAACAGAACGATTTCCGAACCATCGTGGTTGACCTTCTGGAAGATGTTTATGAATCGTGCCGGGTTTACATCTGTGACCGTCAGGGCTGGAAGCATGAATCTGATGATTCCTTCCGTGCATGGGATATGGTCAGAAGCGAGTTCCTGAACACCCTGAAGCGGCTGGTAAATCTGGACTATGAAAACATCATCCTGATCAGCCATGAGGACAGAAGCCGTGACCTGACCCGCAAGGGCGGTGATAAGATCAGTTCCATCAAGCCGAACCTTCAGGATAAGGTGGCAAACAAGGTGGCCGGTATGGTTGATCTGGTGGCCCGTATCGTGGCGGACGATGATGAACGGGTTCTGTCTTTCAAGACTTCTGAAGTGATCTTCGGCGGTGGCCGTTTGACCGTCCGTGATAAGGAAATCCCGCTGACCTATGACGCTTTCTGTGAAGTCTACGAGGAAGCCAACCAGAAGGCCGCAGGAGCCGTGAAGCGTGGCGGCAATGCCCCGGCTACCCCCGCACCTGAAACCACCGACACGCCCACCACAGCGCCCAGCAGAAGGGGCAGAAAGGCCAAGACTGTAACCCCGCCCCCGGCTGGTAACTATGATCCGGCTGAAGATGCGGCAAAGGCGGCTTGTGGTGATCCTGATGGAACTTGGACACCGGGCGGCGGTGAAAAGGATGATTCTGTTCCTGTTGATGAACCGGCCACCGGTGACACCCCGCCTTGGAACGATCTTCCCAAATGCCCGGACGGTGAACGCATTTTCAGACAGCACGATCAAAACCCGGAAATCCCCCTTTGTCCGTCCATTGACGCTGGCCACCGTTGCCACAAGGAAGGCGGCCCCGATGGTTGCCCCCTGTGGGATCGCCCCAAGGCACAGGCAGAGGAACCCGCACCCAAGACGGATGCTAACCCGCCCCGCCGTACCCGGAAGAAGCGTGAAGAATAATGGCTGATGTGCTGATGATTGCCGGGAAGCCTGAAACCATTTTCAAGGCCCGTGATTTTGAATATCTGGTTGAAAAGCACATGGGCTATGAAGCGGCCAAGTATTTCCGGGAATACGCTGAAAAGGCTGATGAAGAAGTCAGATCGGCCAAGGCCGGTGAGAACACAGACCTTGCTTCCTATGAAGCTGATCTTGAAAGCAACCGCAGAGCCTTTCAGGACATTCAGGATGAATTGATCTGCATTTCCAACATTCTTCGATGGAAACGGATGAACCGGGAGTTGCTTTCAGACCATGTGAAGCGCATTAAAACCATCATTTCCAACCAAATATAAGGAGGACGCAACATGAAAAACGATGCTTTGAACAGGTTCAAAGAAGAAATGAACCGCCGTGGCCTGATTCGCAAGATTCAGGTGTGTGCAAACCTGATCCCCCCCCCGCCTGATGCTGACCCGGAATCCCTGATCCAGCTTCACCGGAACGCCGCAAAGATGGCGATTGCCAACTATGCCGCCAACCACGATGATTTCTATGAAGTGATGTTTGATGCGGCGTTGGATCATCTGTTGGATGGGGTTCTGACCGATGATCTGTTTGCCCCTGATAAGGAATTTGCCCCTACGAAAGAAGAAGTTGACACTATGAACCGGGCCAAGGAAACCGCTGAACTTGTGAACGGCCTGTTTCATGGGTTGGCTGATATTCTCAAAACCATTTGAACATAACAACATTTTGGAGGTAAAAAACTATGGCTATTGATTTTGACAAGATTGATCGTTCCGTTG